TGAAAATTTACGACCTTAAGCTGGCCGAGCGCGTCGTCGTATGACGCGACCCCCAATTAAGGGGGCGCCGTGGTGCTGATCAAGGAGCATCAAAAAGAGCGGCTCCAGTGCGCAGCGACCACATAGTGGGAGGTGCTAAGTAGAATAGTAGAGTAAAATCCACACCAGCCTGTTGGTACACATTCAACTTGGGGGCATCAAGCCAGTCCCCGGAGTTGATTGGTGTGTTACCATCGGCACGTTGAAGAATAGCTGTGACTTCTACATTATCCACCTCATCCACATAAGGGACATATAGGTAACCTGGATCGTCTGGCTCCAAACCTATGGAAAGGTTTTGTTGAGCCACAGGGTTCGCAGGCAACATACGGTAGCGAGAGTACTGAGGAATGACCGCATCGAGATAACGGACATCATTAGTAACACCCATGCCGGAAGCACCAGAAATGGTGTTCGACAGGTACTGTTGACTAATCACATTGCCTCGTGGAGTGCTTTGAGTGTCTGAGGTGGTGTGACCGAACGCGGTGCCACCGCATCCAATGTCAGCGGTATAATCACGAATCTTGTCAGAAGACCGTTCGATGGTCACCCCTTGGAGTTCGATGTGATAACCACCAGCGCCAGAGGAATTAGATTCAAGGGCAGACCGGTAAGCCACACCGCCACGGTACCCGACGTAACATGGTGTCATGTAAGAGATCATGGTCGGTTTACCGTAAACGAAGGGAATTTCGGGAGTTGCATCCCCAGAATTGGCCTTGGACCACCCAGCTGAATTGAATGAAAGTGAATTACCAACTTGCATGCCAATGCGTGGGAAAATCCATTTCACCACCATACGGTAAAAGGTGGACGTGAGAACATTGTACGTGTAACCTCTACGAATGGTGTTACGCACGACGTCGGACGCCGGTTGTGCAGGATACGGTGACAAGGTCTGAAAGAAATTGGCACGTTGTAAAAGTGTGCGAATTGACTTCACCACTTCACCTTGATAAATGGTGGAATCAGCGGGAGTGGTGCGCGTGTCGACATTTTCATCAGCGACAGTGACGTCTGTGGTGACAGCGGCCAAGGTCGCCGTATCTGACTGTGTCTCATAAGTAGTCGGCCAACCCTTTAGATCCATCGGGCACGCGAATTCAACGTTCTTACAGTTCGTACGGACGAACATAATGATGTCGGACTCGGCAGCACTTGAAGTCAATTCGTTAAGGACACGAACACGCAAAGTGCCATTACCCGGCACAAACTCGTCAAGCGGTTGCAATGCGCGGGCAGTGAACATGGGCGTGCCATTCAGATCGTTTTCGTTGTCAAAAACGGTCCGAGTAGTGGGTAACCACGTGATGTCAGAACACATGTCAATTGTGACTGTGAAAGTGGGTGAGTCCTTAATGTCCACAACCCACTGTCGCAGAAGCCCCGATCCATCGTCGGCGGTTCTCCCAGCGGGTTCATATTCAATAACGTATCGCCCTCGATGAAACTGGGAAGCAATGACAGTGAACGTGAAATCGATGGAACCGCGCCAATACTTGAAAACCTGAGCCAAATGGCAAGCAGGAGTCATCTGTACTTTAGCAGCGCCGTAATAGTTGGTCATTGCGCCGGCACCGCCAGGCAGAGAACCTTTGTTCTGCTCAAGACAAAACTCAGGTGATACGTGCATAGCAAGGAGTGGTGCCTCTTGCATGTCAGTACCATACCAATGAGAGGCCCCGACATAAACATTACGGTCCATCATGTAAGACATGGTCATGGCGTCTGCAGCCGGGGCTCCCACGGTACGAGGGTCAATGGTCAACTCATTCTTAGGATCCAAAGCGAGTTTGTCCATCTGAACGGGAATTTCAGGTGACGAAATACCGTAGGTTGGGCGGTTCATGAAAACATGGACAGGATCGATCACTGGCGGGTTTGAGTAACCAAACATGCGAGCGACGCTCGCCATAGCGCCAGAAGCGAGTTGTGTGGCTAACATGTAAGGACGAATGCTTGGAATACTCGCCAACATGCCAGCAGCCGATGCGACTACTGATGCCACAGTAGAAACCGGCGTAACGCCGTACTCATCGGACTGAGGATCAAAAGTCGTTGGTCCCCACATGAACAGGTCGATTGGTCTCGCGTAAACCGACACGTCGATCGGGTTTGAGCTCGCCACACCAACCGTTTCCAAAGGACCGATTGATGTCAGGAACAACTCGCCCAAGTTGATCGTCTCGCGCTGCCATCGAAAAGCATCTCGATACATTTCGAAGGGAGGATTCTTCGAACGGACATCGTTAAGGGAGATGCAATTCTTAGGGCACACAAAGGGTACCTTCATCGTAGCACCAGCAGAAGTGGCGACACTCAGGTAGGTGTGAGGATAACACGTGTGAGCCATTAGAAAGCCCAATGAACCATCAGGTTGGTCCACCTTGCCACCGGAAAACTCCGGAAGAGGGTAATAGGAAGCCAAAATGGTGCCATACTGAGTGGGAGCACCATTAAGAATGAACTTCAACTCGAGCCCTTTCATGTGGAAGCGAGAGAAACCTTCCAACTTTTTCATAACAGTCGGATGGTTCAAGTATTTCTCATACGGGTACGTGGCAGCGTTGAGGTAAGCACCTTCGTTCCAAGGAAAATCAGCGATCTTGATAAAACGGTCCATCCACCTGTCAAAGGGGGCGTGCGTTTCCGAGTTCGCATATTGAGTGGGATCAACTTCCGATGTGAAATCGGAAATTTCTCCGGGCGCAGCTGTGAGAAAATCCACCAGCTGGCCTGTGTTGTAATTGTTGTCTGTTGTAGCAAGTGGGGTTGAGTCGCCCGCCTACACTTATTAAGCGAGACGACTGTTCGTTCTAAAGTCGGCCAACTAAGGCCAGTAGGCTGCTGCACGAAACGTCCGTGAAATAGAACTATATTCACGTCGTATAACGTACAGCAGTGACGTGTTTTCGCTCACGCGGGGTACGTCACCCCTGGTCGGGAAGCCGACCAGCTATTCGCACTGAGAGTCGTCGTCAGTGTAACCTTCATTTGCAAATTGAAAGTTACCAACGGGCGGGATCTTGGTGCCTGGGTTGAGAAACGTAAGAAACTCAGCCTCAGTGTAAGGGTGTAGAGTTGCGGAAGTCGTATGAAAACGGGTCATTCGCGCATCGTACACCGGATATTCGTGGACGGGCAAGCCAAACTTAGCAGTGCAGGCAACGGCCTGGCAACAAGCTTCATCATAAGCCTCTCGTCCATGGTGGAACTGTTCGTAAACGAAAGCCAACAACGACGCGGCCGCAGAATCGTGTTCGTTTACGTTCTTGATGCGAGCGAGACACAACATCTTGCCAAAGACAGAAGTGTCCAATGGCGCGAGATATTCGCCCAACTCTTCGGACCAAATGAACCTGCGCTTGAGGAAGGTGATGTCGTCCCATGCCTCGTAATCGGGAAAACCTTCATCAATAGTCCTCTTGTGAGCGTCCGTGTAGCCGATGTTCAAGGTGGCAAACCCCGTAGCGATGGAGTTTTGGTGAAACCAAGGGACCGTCTCGGCAACGCCGAGCACGTGATCATCACCATACGTGATGGGAGACACGTGGTTACGGAACTCACTCACCGGAATCGGTACGGTCTGTCTCTTGCTGATGAGAACGAACACGAGGCGTAGTAGTAAGCTATTCCCGATACCGTTCACATGTACAGTGAGCATGTTCCCTGTCGGGTTCAAACCGTGGAGACCGACGAAAGTTCCGAAGAAATCGCACGTCGGGTTGATGATGTCCGCAATTGCGCAAGCTGCAGATTTCAGTGCTTTTGGGCCGTAATTCCCGGACAGCGAGAACAGGCACAGAAAATAGCGACGCACTTCATCCAAAAGTGCGGCCTGCAAAGCACAGTCGAATTGTGCATAATCACCAGCTGCTTGGCGGTTGTCACCACCCATGGCATGCAAGTACCGAGCGATGTTCCCCCAACCGCTCGAGTGGCAGTTCATCCCGACAGCTTGTTCAAAGACGAAAGGGTTACGTTGGGCCACGCGACAATAGGAGAGCAGGAATTGGCGTGCAGCGACGGTTGCATCGACAGGGCTCATTGAAAAGACGCGGATCTTCCCTAAACGCTGTTTCGCCAAGCTGATGGGCTCGTCCTTCAGACACGACGTGTACACAGGTGACACAAGACGGCCGGCCGCCCACTCTTGTTCGATGTAATCCACCCGCGCGTGAAAAAGTTTCAGCGCGGCGATAGCGTTGTCGGTGACAGGGTTGAACAAACCCCTCTTAGTGCCTTTGTAACCGTGACCGGTTCCAGAACTCATGTTGAGGGGGTCGACGTAGCGAATCCCTTCTTGCCCATTAATCGCGACTTCGCGGTTGTAGGGTTGAAGGTATTGCATTTCGTCAGATGGTAACTTGTCGAAAACATGTTGAATAAACGAATTGGCACAATCGCGCAAATCGTCAGGGTCAAGCAAGCTGCTCCGGTTCATGGTGGCTGCTTTGAAATAAATCTGTTCAGGTAACCATTTCTTGCCACGTTCAAGTACGGGCGGAACTTTCTCGGTCGTATACCCCAACGCCTCCCAATATAGGCGCATGAGGGAGTCCTGAAAGGAAGTGGTGAACTTCGCGCGGTGACCAAGAGAGCCGTACAACAAGTCATATTGAAACGGTTCAGTGGCCAAATCAACCCCATCATTCAGGTGGAGAAAATTCCCGGCAAACTTGTGATGTACGGGAGCCGACTCGTGCTGTGGGCCCAAAAACGGGTCGTCAGCAGCTTCGTTGGTCATTGCGATCGCGAGTTCAGCGTTCTGCGGTTCGGACAAAGTGGGACAAGCCACACTCCGCGCGATGATCTCGGCCAGGCCGTCACGCAAAACGTGTTGAGGAAGAGGGATCGTTTGGCTGTAAACGATTTTCCCGTGTGCGGTCATGGTGGTGCTAACGCCCTCATGGAGACCGATGATTCCACGGACGCCACTAGGTTGGCGAGATAACCAGAGGGAACCACTGTGACCCTTGACAAAAGGTTCTATGGCATCGTCACTGCCAGTGGCTGCCCAGCTGTCGTACCGCTCGTTGTGTGGAGGAAGTGACCGCCACTCAGAAGGGCGAGTGCCCCTGCTGAAAGCGCGGTTGATGACAGACGTGTTGTCAACAGTGCGGTCGATCCACCGCCAATGCTCGGCGGCGTGCCCAGGCTGAGCGTCCGCCAACAAGAAAAACGGGATGATGTTCTTGTACAAGCTGCTGAACGGCAAATACAGTAACGTGTATGGCGTCCCGGGGATCTCGTACCTGTTGCGAAGGGGAACCAAACCGGTGATGGCATTGGTCGAACCAGCGTGTCCAGGATGCTGGCTCGGCGTACCGGAGATCGTCACGCGCATCTTTGCGCCACAAGGCGCTCCGTTGGTTAGTGAATGCGTGTTGATCAGCAGCACCTTGTCTCCAACCATAAGGCCATGACAATGGCACGGGTTCGTCGCCGGAGATGCATCAACGTCTTTGATGATGATGACGCGTTTGAGCGCTTCCTCCAACTTCTTGTCGAGTACGGCGCTATGAGAAGCACCGGTGGCGGAAGACGCAGCGTTAGGAAAACCGCTCCGAATGGTCGGCGCGGCAGAGAAACCTGCGTCCCAGGGAGCGAAACTCTCGCACCCAGATGTAGTCGGAATACCATCATCAGCGTGTGTGACGTCCACAGGCTTGGTGACATAGTAGTACAGTTGCAAAGCGCCAATCCCAAGGACGAGGGAAGCGCTCGCCAACTCAACCTTCCTCTTCGTCTCAGCATTGATCGTCGTCCAACGCCGCATAAACGTTTCGGCGCGCTGGCGCTCGAAATACTCGTAAATGCGAAAGCGAAGAAAGAAGGTCAGGCAGAAAAGCCCCATGAAAAGTGTGTTCAGTGCAAGGAGCCACGAATTGAAAGCGTTGAAATAACCGGCAACCGGAGTCACAACGGCGTCCCATATCGGGGCACCATCGGGAAGTTCGTCGCTTTGCGGGTCATTGACATCGGGATCGCACTCCTCACACGTGACGCAAGAAGGCAGGCCATGGGGACAAATGTGGATATCAGGTTTGCCCCTGTTCACGACATCTTGTTGGTCACTATGTCTGACAGAATACTCCTTGAAGTGAGCCAGGAGTTCTGCACCAGTAAAACCATCAGGTCCGGACACTTCGTCATACGCGTAAGCTTTGGCGAGCCCAGCAGGGCGGCCCATAGTATCACGCGGAATAGGTTTCGTGTGTACCAGCTCGACCTTGAAAGTCCAAAATGGTGGGAAAGCTTTGGGGTTGGCAGTCGTGTACGCAGCGGCGCGTGAGCGATCCAACGCACCATCCTTCGAATATTCGGGAACGACCATAGGAGTGATCACGTACTCCAGTCGCCGTAGAACGGCTTCAGGAGTGTTGAAAAGCAGCGGCGCTCCGAAATCTTTGACGTTGGAAGTGACAATTACGAGCTCGGCCATGAACGGGACGGTTCCCTTCGAACCCAAATCAGCTTGGTTAGTGATGTAGGGGACGTTGTTGATGGCGTCAATGAGCAGCTTGCACATGGGGTCACCGTCGGGTTGAAACTTCGACTTGATGGCTCCGATGTCGTCCATGGCGACCGCCCATTTAGAGAGGTTATACCCGGACATGAACTCATTGGTACTGGAACCGTTCATGGTAAAACGGTACTCACTGCCTTGCGGCAGGTCATGCAGAGCCCCGAAGTACCTGATGAGATAATCGGACACGGCAGACTTACCGATGGAGGAACTGCCGGTGATGAGGACACCGAGCGGGGCGCGCCGGTTTCGGGCACTGCGCAACTCCGCCTCAAAAGCCAGTTGTAGTGACAAAAGAGTTTCGATGTCGCGGCACAGGGCGCCCTCGCCAGTGAAAGTAGGCATCCATTTGAACAGGGTGGTGACTTTCGTGGCGGCTGAGGTGAGGCTCAAACGCTTCTTGATCTGATCGCCCAAAGTCTTCAGGTTGTACAGTTCGGCGGAGTAAAGGATACGTTCGCGCGACTCCATAGAACCGAGAGTCTCGTTTTGGATGCGAAGGACGGCAACGCGCTTGCGGAATGCACCGTAATCCCCAGACGTGAGAAAGGGAATGAGAGTGCCACTCCGCCAGCTGGCGTAGGCGTCCACGACGTAACCTTGTGCAGCACGGAAAAATTCCCACCACGAAGCATAATCCGTCAAATCGACGAAGACGGATTGGAGGCGTGACGTGACCTCAGGAAAATCCAGAGGCAATGAAGAAGTCTGTTTGAAGTACACGCAAAGAATAAACGCGGCCAAAGCGCACAGCATAGTGCTGCGCGTGGGGCCATGAGTGTTCCAAGCAGAGGACAACCAATCCAGGACGACGCTGTCCACTTGAGGTTCGTGTGTGCTGTTGTCGTTGTTCCCACCAGCAGCGAGGAAGGTGGTAAGCGTTCCGGACTTCTTGGCAGCGCAGTTAGAAAACTTCGGCAAAACGGAGTAAGCCGACACGCACATGGCGGCGAGCGCGTCACTGTTGAAAGTGCCGGGGTAGTGCTGGAAGAAATTGGCGGCGTGCATAGCCACGTCCCACTCTGAGTGAGACGTGGAAATGTTACGCGCCAAATAATAGCACTGGAACAGGACAAAGAAATGTTCGCGCTTGATCGTGTTGAAGTTCGAAAACGTGTCAGCCATCTGGGAAATCGAGACGGGGATACGAGATGCGAAATCAACCTGCGGTTCATGAACGGTGTTCTTGTGCCGAGGCTTCATCTTCTTCTTCTTGTCCACGGGGCGGTGCTTGGACAAATAACGCTCCATGTTGTTGGGAGCGCACTTGTCACCGGGAGACCACGTGTTGAAGCGCGTGCGGGAGCGGTTCGAGCGAGCGAAGATGGCAACGCGATACTTAGCGTAGATCTCCGGATCGAAAGGGAGTTCTTCGCGAACCTCGCGCCACGTCTTCCTGACCTTATGGATGACATCCGAAGGGCCGTAGTAGTCGGGTTCTTTGCGAACGCGAAGTTTGGCGTGGTTCTCGCGAGGCTTATCGAGGACGGGTGGGGCGAAAGAATCGCCGTCGTCGTCAGAAGCTTCGACGTTGAGCGCGCCAAACGCCCAAGATTTCTTCTGCTGGGTAAACGCACTAAAGCGAGTGTAACTGTTGTTGGAGTGCCCCAAAGGGGCAAACTTTCCGGTGAAAGGGACAAGTGTCCAATCATCAGAAAAAGTAGCAATGTGTTGGTCATAGTAAGAGATATCGAGCAGGGGGGATTTCATATTTTTGGAAGTGGCAGTTGTCAACTTCCTTCAACTTTTCGAGCTATGGTGGGCTTTCGTCAGCTTGAAGGGACGTTTGCGAGTCTATAACAATAAAGGATACCCTCGAAAGTAAAATAACTCTTATTTCATTTAACGCAATAAAGCGAGTGTTCAGATGTTTCAGAAAGGGAAAATTCCCAAGAGGCTACTACGTTATGTGTAGCATTCTAAATACAAATCTTGTGAAAGACAAGGGCCCGTGCAGTATAAGATCAACTAATCCAAGTTGATGTTTAGCACAAAACATGAGATCGCATAAATGCGATAAAACGCTAACACAGGGTGTAGCGAGTGACAGTATTCTTCTGTCGATAGTCATAATTTTACAATAAATAATAATTGTAAAGACTGAAAAGGTTTCAAAAACCAGCAATGAGGAATAGTTTGGGATACTATAAAAACCAGAATCGACGAGTTCGATAATAAGTATCTTAAAATAATAATCTTTGCG